ATCATTCACCTTTTAATTCAGCTAATTCAGCACGTAATTTTTTAATAGTGCCATTTCTTTTTCTCTGTGCTTCTATACGTTTTTCGTGGTAAATGGCATTCTGTGCGATAATTCGGTCACGATGCCTTAGTTCATTTCGCAAGTCGTCTACCTCGATTTGAAGTCGTCTTGTTTCATCAACATAATGAGTTTTAGTTAAATTCACCTTATCTGCTGTTAAACTAGCTAACGCTTCCATTTGTTCTTCTGATAAATTAACGTTGAATGACATACCTTTACCGTTAAAAAGATTCATAGTTTGTCCTCCTGTTTTGCTGTTAGTTTTTTCTGTAATACACGATTGAACCGTTCAGAACGTTGTTCACATTTCCAGCAAAATTCTTTATACGTATTCTTCTCTTCACAGATTCCGCAATGTCTTAGTGCTTTCAACGGATTCACTCCTTTGCTTTCACAGTATTTCCGTAATGTGAATTAACCAATTTTGTAAGTGTCATTCCCACTCGGTTGCTTCAAACAGACATGTGCGTAATGAATGCGACATCCAGCGACAAACATTGCTTTTTCGTTATCACCTATTTGAAGATACCAATTTGTTGATTGAGAAGGTTTGAAACCTAATATGTCTTTTGCATCGAGAACCTTGCATTTACCCCATACTGATTTGAATTTTTGTCCGTTCGGCGCTGTGAACCAGTCGTCAGTTTCGACTAGTAAAAATTCGCCTTCCTCTTGTAATTGTTTAAAATCCAGCATTTTCATTCTCCTTTATGTTTCACATTTTGTTCGTTATATGACGCTATTGTCGAATTTGATATTTAACATACAATTTTTCAGCTTTATTATGAAAGAAATTTTTGTATCTATTCCCTTTTAAAACTGTATTAATTAATCCTAAATGATATATAGGCAATGTTCTTTTCAAAGTCCTGCAACTGTACCATTGACTGTGTTTTTCTTTTATTTCTTCTGTTACCTCAAAGAACCATAATTTTTCAGACCACTTTCGCAAAGTAACTACAATGCCATTTTTCCTGATAAGCTCGAAATGGTACATTTTAATTCTCCTTTTCTGTGTCAACAAATCGCTCTAATGTTTGTTATCCTTTTTTATATAAAAGTCCCATTAATTGCGAGTATTATAGGTTCTTTGCTATTAATGGTCTCTAATGCAAGTTTTGAATTGAAACCATCCGTAAAATCTTGTACGAGTATTTCACAATATTCTACAATTGCCTGATCTCTATCTATTTCTTTTAAATTGAAATCTTCGTTGTAACCGAATTTTAGTAACGTTTCTTTAAATAGCTGTTGAGCAAGATTATAAGATTTTGCAGCTATCAAAATATATCCCGGAGAGTCAGATTGGAAAAATTTGTTTTTCACATCAATCATCCCTTCATGTTTCGCTTCATCTACGTACTACGACTTACTTTGAAAACGGATATTCATTTTTTCTTAACTTTGTAAGCATTAGAAATAGTGTTTGTGCCAATTCTTCTCTTTGTGAATCTGATAGCTTATCAACTGTTGGAAATACTCCAAAATCAATACTTTGGTCTGCGTATTTGTTTGTTGTATGGATTCTAATTAAATCTGTTTCATTAGCCATTTCCTTTTCCTCCTATGTGTCGCATTTTTCTTCAAATGCGCCATAAAATTGTTTTTTAATAGTTGATTGTAAATAAGGTCCCGGACCGTCGACAAAAACTGTACGTTTTTCTGTTTTGTCTTCTGCATATACGTAGTAACCTAGATTATTAACCATCTTCTGAATTTTCGTTCGATAACCATATCCCTCTAAAAATGTTGCTTTATCCTTAGCTCTTTTTAAATTCTTTTTTTTAAAATAGCGCCGTTTCATTGAATGTCCCCCTTTAAAATTAATAATGCATTTTCCCATTTTTGGCTTACGGATTCTAACGCTGATAAAACGGCACTCTGCCTATCTGAACCGTCATGTATGTTTGCCCAGTGTAAAATGTCTTTTAGCTCTTTTTGAAAATGTTCTATAACGTTATTTTGCAAAGTTTGCTTTGCTGGCACTTCTAAATTTTTCAATTGATTTTTAAGTGATCTGTTTTCTTCACGTAAAAATTCGTTGTCGCATGCTGTTTTCATCATTACTTTGTTTAATCCGCAAACTGTATATCGCAATTCTTTATTTTTAACCTTTAAGCGTTCTGCATCTGTTGGTCTTTTATCAAATTTTGCACTCATTTCATACAGCTCCTTTTATTTAAGTAATGCGTATCGTAGGACTTGCAACGATGGGTAATATATATCGTTACATTTAAGAAAGGGTGGGAGGTTTTTTTGTTGCAAGCCCTACGACAAGCACTGCCTGTCGTTTTATTTTTTTAGTAAAATTACATCATCTTGACTTAACTTCAGCATTTCACCTTCACAACTTACTTGTAGAATTTTGTCTAAGATACCTACAATTCTTCCATCACAGTTGATACATTGAGGAAAACTATATTTAAGGTAGTTGTAATTGGATTGATTTTCTTTTGTATTATTTAAGATAACTTTTACCTTATCTCCTATTCGGAACTGTACTTTATTAAACAAGGACATTTGATTTGTCATATTTATTAATCTCCTTATCTGCAATGCTTAAAATCTCTTGAAAATCATCACGTTTCATTGTGATTGTAATGACTGGGTCATTTGGTGCGAATTGCAATTCTGACTCAGCGAATTTAATAGTTTGTTTTAGTTGTTCTGTTTTCATAACACTCACCTTGCTCACCTTCTTTTTGGCATCGAACAAACGTATGCTGGGAGTTTCATCGTGCGATTTCGTATGTCTGCAAAGCTTTCGCGCTTTTTTGTGGTTTCGTCATATAGATCCGTATATATTTTGTCTGTCATATCAAATATTTTTGATGGCAACTTCTTAAAAAATGAATAATGTAATTCTTTTGCTTCTTTCTCTGACTTTGATAAGTACATAGCAAAGTCATTTTCTAATGGAATTGCGAAAAGAAGTGTCGGGTTTATACCAAGTAAATTACTTTTATGTGCTGCTGTGCATTTGTCGATTGGAAATTTGTTGAATGGTAAATTTATTTCGCTATCATTGGCTGAAATAATCTTTTCTTGGATAGCCACAAATAATGAATGAGCTAACATTGAATACCCTTCTTTAACTGCATCTAACATTAAATCACGCACTGTACGAGGCATTATTTTTCTGCACCCCAATCTATATTGATTAATGCACCTGTGAATTTGTTGTAAGCAACTTTAACAGTCCCGGTAGCTCCGTTACGTTGCTTGGCAACAATCAATTCCATTGTGTTTGCATCCTCTGTTTCCTTGTCGTAATATTCATCTCTATATAAGAAAACAACTACATCTGCATCTTCTTCTATGCTTCCTGATTCTCTAATGTCGCTTAACATCGGCCGTTTATCTTGTCGTTGCTCTACGTTTCGAGATAATTGAGCTAACACAATAACTGGACATTCAAATTCTTTTGCGATTCCTTTTAAAGCCTTAGTGATTTCACCTATATCGTGATGTCTACTATTTGTTGGATTATCACTACGAATTAAAGTTAAGTAATCAATAATAATCAAAGGCTTTTTGTCTGGCTCTATAGCTGTAATTTTTCGAACCTTACTTCGAATTTCTGAGATTCTTTGCGAAGCCTTATCGAAAATTTTAATTTTTGTTTGGCTTACTACCCCGATTGTTTTCATCCATTTATTTTTTTGTGGTTCTGATAACATTTCGTATGGATCACGCATCTTGGTTCTATTAAAACCACCAGTAGATGCAATTAACCTGTTTAATAAAGACTCTGCAGACATTTCTAAGCTAAACATTACTGGTATATAGCGTTTTGATAATCCTGCAGATTTTGCTAGATGGACCATGAAATCTGATTTACCTACAGATGGTCTAGCTGCAACAACAATAAGCTCCCCGTTTTGCCATCCGTTTGTCATTTTGTTGAGGTCTTCAAGTCCAGTATTTGCACCAGGTTCTATAATTTCTTTTTTGAATGGTTTCTCAGCCATATCAATGAGCATGTCATTTATTTCGTGGTAATCATCTACTCTGTTGCTCGAAATATTTGTAAGCTCTGCATTCACTCTTTCGATTGGCCAATTTTCATTTTTTGCGACTTCTAAAATATTTTGTTTTTTCCGTTCACGCCATTTATCAACGATGATTTCTGTGTATTCTTCAAATTTTGTTTCATTGCTTAAATCCTGTAATGATGTTAAATAATTTGCGCCACCTAATGTATCAGGGTTATTTGTAGTTAGTAATGAGATAACGTCACAAGCTTTATATTCAGTCATGGCGCTCTTAATTGATTGATAGATGTTCTTATGCAATCCTATTTCGAAATGGTCAACTGAAAGCTCTGAATCATGTATTAGATAGTTGTTAGTAAGCATCGTGCCTAAAATGCTTTTTTCAGCTAGATTTTCCATGTTATAAGTCCTCACCTTCATTTGGATTGAATCTGAAATAATTCGATTTATTACTTGCGTTTTGTTTCAAATTTCCTGAGCTTCTTTCATTTAGATAACCTTCAAATTTAGTACCAAATAAAGTTTCTGGTCTTAAGTACCGATTCATTTCTGGATCATGTAGCCAAATTTTCACTTTGTTGTCGATTACGCTTTTAAATTCATTAATCGTAAACCCTTCATTTAATCGAGCTTTAATTAATTTTTGCGTATTTTTCGCTGTACATTTATACCTTGTTCCAGCTTGTTCATTTAAGTAGTTAAGGATAGTTTCAAATATTTCCATGTTGTCGTGTTTCACGACATTATTATTCTTTGTAGTAGTCTCTGTGTATTCTCTGGTTATTGGTGGTGTCATTTTGGCCTTATGTGTCGTATCATTTTGAACCGATTCATTGTTGCAAATTGAACCGTCCATTGGGTCATTTTGACACGAAGCAATAAACGCCAATTTTTCATAATTTACTCGATACCATTTAGTGCGATCAATGCCTAACTTGTTGAACTTGTTCGTACTAATAAGCAATTCATTCATTTCTAAATTTTTAATGGTACGTTTAATAGTGCTTGTACTCCAAAATGGGAATTCTTCTCCCCAAGCATCAAACGTCTTGTATACCCACTTATGACCTTCTCGATGATTTTTGCTAATACCAATCCAATAATGGACTTGCTGCACGACAATGGCTTCATTTAATCCGATTGCAGTGGCTAATGACGGTAACACCTGTAAGGGTGGTTCATTTATTAAAAGATTTGTCGCCATTGTTTTGGCCCTCCATACGTTCGGGTAGTTGTTCAAAAAACAAATAATCTACTGTGACTCCAAAGAAGTCTGCTAATGTTTTCTTTATTAGATCACCAGGCGATTTACGGCCAGTTTCATATGCGTATACAGTTTGTTTGTTTCGTTCGATGATGTCTCCCAGCGCTTTTTGAGTTAGTTCATGCTGTTCTCTTAGTTGGATGAGACGGACATTTTTTTTCAATATCACACATCCCTTTATATAACTCTTAGTTATATTTTTTATTCTTTATACACATACTATATAACCATTAGTTATATGTCAACTAAAAAAATGTTATTAAAATGAAACTTCTTACTACTTGTTGTAGTATATATAATATGACTAATGGTTATATTATAGGTCATATATAGGCTATATATAGGCTATATATAGGTTATATAAAAGCTGAAAAAGGAGAATTAAATATGATGTCATTTGGGGCAAAACTTAAAGAATTGCGGAAAAAATATAATAAAGAACAATCAGAATTAGCAAAACATCTTAATGTTACACAACCAACAATATCTTACTGGGAAAACGATAAAAAATTACCTGACTTTCCTACAATATCTAAAATAGCTGATTTTTATAATGTTAGTACTGAGGATTTACGTGATATAGAGGATTCGTATTTATATAATGATAACGAAAGAAAATTTTTGGAAATGATAGAAAAAACATCAGTCGAAATGACCGATGCTCAGATAATGGAAAAATTCAATTTTAGTATAGATGGTAAAGAAGCAAGTGCAGATGAGATAAAAGGTGCTGTAGCTTATATACGTGCTATACGCTCATCTATGTCGTGACGTTGTCCTTGAAGATTAACTTTTTGAATCAATGCAGAAAGATCTAAATCTAATTTCTTTACATTAAAAGGTTTACGGCGTGTTTGTATCGATACAACAGTTTTGATTTCTTTGGCCATTGAAAATCATCTCCTAATAAACGAACAACTGTTCCTTTTTATTATAATAACATTATATTCCGTTTCGAACTCTAGTACAATATATATATTATTTTATCAGATTTAAACAATATTTGTCTTATTATATAGTCTAAATACTTTATTTTTACATAAATTAATGCTAAAGAAGCAATTTTTCACCAAAAATAAAAGTGCTACCAATTTTGGTAACACTTTTCATTATATAATACACTAAAAATCTCCAATTTCCATATTATCAATAATGTCTGGCTTTTCTTCAGACTTCTTATTATTTTTAATTGTTGTTGAAGTAAGACTATCTAATATTTGTACATGCTCTGTATTTTCTTTAGTTGCATCGGATGGCATGGCACTTTCATTTGGTTCAGTAACCTCTAAGTCTTTAAATAATGCTCTTTGTACATCGTAGCTCATCACATCTGTTTCTCCAAAGCGATTAATCATATGCAATGCTATGTTTGTTAATGAATTTTGAATGTTATTTTGTTGATCTAACCAATCATTAATACGTTGACGGTCCTGTTCATTTAGCTGTTCAATACGCCAAGAAATTAATTTACGTAATTCGGCCATTATATCGTCACCTTCGTTTCTTATTCTATCTTGTAAATCCTCGATTTCTACCTTTAATCAATTTACTTTACCTTTTGAGGTTGTTTGAAAAATAATTTTTTGTTTAAAAAATCAAGACCAGTAACATTAATATAAGGCGCTTTTTTATTTGGAATCCAAAGGACCTGACAGTTCATGCTATTTGCAAATTCAACAAGTTCCTCTTGTAATGAATCTTTAAATGCCGCTGCGCCCCCACCAAATACTGTTATAACGTTCACATCACCTTGTAATTTATTTAAATACATTTCCTCAACTTTTTCTAATATAGCTTGTGACTGTGCTATATTAGCTTGTTTCATTGAATATAAAGCCTCTACATGGAAATTATGTGATTCATCCAGAACAGCATTCATAAATTGTTGTCGGTTCATTGTAATATCTGCGTTGATAGTTTGCTTAAATAATTTAAGTGCATTATCTGCTGCATGACCTACGCCCATTCTTTCCCCAACGCATAAATCAGTTTGTGGTTTGCCATTCACTGTATATATAAATTCTGTTGTTCCATCGCCGATGTCTACATTTAACATCTTTTTATATTGGAAATCGGAATTGACAAACTCACCATCATATCTTGAATTAAATTCATTCAAAATTGAACTGTCTCCGGCAACGATTGCAAACACAGCTGGATTTCCTTCTTGTGTTATTTTCACACGGTTAAATTTAATATTCACGTTAATAGGTGTGCTTGTAACATAAATGCTAACCATGTGTACATCATTTAAAAATCGTTTTTCAAAATCTTTTGCTGTCTCAGGTGAAAATTCTGTTGCTGGTAATGCACTAGAATAATCCACTGAAACTTCAATTTCACGTGGTAATTCTTTTGAAGTTCTATATGCTTCTTGTACGGCTGTTGCTGCAATAATTGAAAGTGACATAACTACTGGAATATCGTCTTTATGTTTTTTTCCAATGCGAATGTTCATGTTGCGTGGATCACCAACAGTATTTGCTTTTTCGCCTACTGCAAACAAACCGATTTTTTTAATAGCTTTGCTATTGATATAAACAATCATGTTATCCATTAAATTTGCAACAGCATTTTCAATCGATGTCTCAGCAAATGTTGGTGTTGTTAAAATTGATGAAACAATTGTTTTTTGCTTAACCTTTGTTACGGTTCCATCTTCCGCATTTAAGATTCCTTTAACACATGAATTGCCGTTATCAAACGCTGCTTGATACATATACCCCATATATATCCACCCTTTCAAATTTGCACTCAGAATGAAATGCAATTTATTTCTTAATATAAATGTACATCAATTAATTTCATTTGTCTACTCAAAATTGATATGTATTTGAAATAAATATAATTTCAAAGTGAGTTCGACAGTTATAAGAAATAAAATAAATTTCATTTAGATACTCAAATACGTTATTCCCAATATAACCAATCTGGACCTTCATTATTTGTATCAACGATATTCATTTCCTGCCTAGCTTGATAAATAAGCTGTTCAGCAAGCTTGTCTAGCTCTTGATTCAACTTGTGATGCAATAACCCAAATGGATTAGATGCATAGTCTTTTAAATGCACGATACGTTTAATTGATTGATAGGCAATATCTTCAACAACTTCTCGTTGATCTGCAAAACCATGCTTTAAGAATGAATTGATATTTCCATAGACTACTTTGCTGTATTCTTTTAAATCGTTTGTATGACCAATTGTGTTTTTAAGAAGATGTTGCATTTTTTGATATAGGTTCATTTCGTTGAATGATAATTTACATTCTTTTGGAACGTCTTTAATTTCTTTATGTTGTTGAACCTCATTTTCCTTAATGGCCGTAGTATACGTATTTATATTATTTTTTATATTGCTAGTTTTAGATATATTGCCAGTTTTAAGGGTGTTCAATTGTTCGACAATTGTTTGTTGATTTGTCGGGCTTTCTGGTGATTCTTGTATTTCTGACCCCTGTTCAATTGTTGGGCAATTAAAGGCGTTAAATATATATAGATTAGTAGACTGTGAATTGTCTTTACGAATTGTATTCTTTATTTCAAGTAGGCCAATATCATTTGCTTTTTTGATGGCACGTCTTAATGATGAAAGACTAACACCGTGATCAGGAACATCTTTTAATTTTGTGGCTGCAACAATCTTTTTCATTCCAGCGTTACAAACGCCAGCGACTTTTGCAGAAAAGCGAATAAGGCGTTTAATAGCGATAAGTTCTGTAGCTGTGAATTTGTCCTTGATTTCGGTCATCCACATTTCAATATGGTTATTAAAATCCTTTAAATTTTTGAAATTACTATATGATTTGAACTCTGTTGTCGGTGCGGTTAATAGTGACATTGTGGTTCGCTCCTTTTGTGGAACGAAAAAAAGCGTAGCATCGTTGTTAATAATCGATACATACGCTTTTCCTGGGGAAATTAAATCAGACATTTTTACTTGAAAATTTGTCTCATATCATATATCATACAGATATGATTCATAATTTAAAAAGCAACAAGGGCTGACAAGTGTTGTATCGTACTCGTAATACGATATGACTGGTTAGAAATTACTGGTAATAATTTCTAGCGGTCGGCTTTTTTTACGTTCATTTATTTGTTAATTAGTATAATATACTTCATTAGTAGATTTGGCAACTATTTCATAGTTTGGTTGTCTTACTTTGTTCTAATCCACTACGAAATTGTATGAAATAACTAATGTAGTAACATATATCCAAAACATAGGAATTTATACCCTATTTATTTGATTTATTTATATTATATTTGATTTACTTATAATTTGGAAGACTTAATTTAAAAAAATGCTACAATCTCTCAAAAGAGGAGGTAGTGTCATGACAACATCTAAGAAAATAAAACTACTATTGGTACAACATGATATGACAGCTACCGAACTTGCTAAGAAAATTAATATTAGTCAACCAGCACTTTCGCAAAAGATGAAAAAAGATGATTTTACAGAATCCGAGTTAGAATCCATAGCAAAAGCTTTCAATGCAAAATACATATCTTATTTTGAATTTGATGATGGATCACGAATATAATAGGGCAAAAGAAAAGGCAACCAGTTATGGCTGCCTTTTTTTATTTACTATATCTTAGATTCCATAGGAAGAATAAGTTTTGTGAAATGTGTAACGTAATCTGGAAAATCACAATCTAAAGGTGTTCCACAATACGGCGGTTCTACTATAGGGAAAAGCCACCACAAACAATCTCCGTCCTCTTCGTGCCACTCTGCAATAGGCTTCGGTTCGTTTGCATCTTCTAATTCTCCTAATCGTTTAACTGCATTGCTATAAGCAAAGAAAGCATCATAATCATTAAATTCTTTTGCTTTATGCTTAAAGTTTTTAAGGTCGTATTTAAAAGAGCCTATTGTTTTTTCTGTCAATCTATTCATAACTTCACTCCTTCATATTTTTCTTCTACAGTTCATCATTTCTTTTTCTTTTTGCATGCTCTCTATAAAGAGTACTTTTTGAAATCGTTGAACCACGTCTGGCCATTTCTTTTTCAACTTGTGTGTAAGACATAGTTTTTAAGAGTTCCATTGCTTGATCTAACTGATACTTTGTATATTTCTTTGGACGACCTTCACGAAAATCAGGACGTTGCTTTGCGATGATTTTCCCTTCCTGGGTACGCTCAACAATCATGTCACGTTCAAATTCTGCAAATGCACTAAAAATGGAAAAGATTAATTTTCCTGTTGGGGTATTTTCGATGATGCCCATATTCAATATATGGACACGTACACCGTTGCTAAATAAATCTTGAATAATTTCTAGCGCATCTTTTGTGTTGCGTGCAAATCGGTCTACTTTTGTTACAACGAGACTGTCTCCATTTTTCAACTGTGACAGAAGCCTTTGAAATTCTGGTCGGTCTTTTTTAGTGCCAGAAATTTTTTCAGTATAGATTTTATCGCAATTTTCATTTTTGAGTTGCTGAAGTTGGGATTCCAAATCTTGGTGCATAGTGGAGACACGAGCGTAGCCAAATTTCATGAAAATCACCTCCGTTTATGACTATTAGTTTTGAATACGCTTCATATACTGATTTTATCACTTCGTAAAATCGTAGTCAATTCCTTTAAGTTTTGAATACGAATATATGTAAAGGTGTACCTTTTTGAAAGAGATAAAATGTGATAAAGGATATATTTCATTCATTCTAAATATGTCCTTTATTAACCCTTCGCCTAACTTTAAAAAAGACGTATTTCAAAAAGTTATATAAGACATATTTAAAACTCAATAGACGTTGATATAAAAATAAATACAGCACTTTTCGATAAGGATACGAACGGCATCTGAAAAATGTGAGTTTGTTGAGATAATATTAGCTAATGTTGATGAAACGAACAGAACTTAAGAATACACTACGCAACAGAAAAATCATCAAGGTGGATATAACATGTGTGCATTATTGAATGAAATTTAAAATTCCAAAAAAAAAAGACCAAGTGCCGAATGTTCGGTTTACTTGGTCTTTTTTGGTTTATCTTTCTTCTTTGGAAAAGTAGGGTATCCGATATTTTTACTGTGTTGAATAATTTCTTTAGCAATTTCATCTCGTGTTTTTTTGATCATTTATTTTTCACCATCCTTAAAAAGATTATTGACATATCTCCTGTATTTTAACCATAAATTAAAATAACTTGGTACGTTGGTACATTGTACCCGAGATAATTTTACTTTTGGAGGGTGAGAGAGTGGAAAAAACAGGCGAGAGAAGTACGTCACGTGTACGTGTTGATAAAAAAAGAGATGTGAGGCCAACTATTCATACCGAACTAAAAGATGTAATTTATGATTTATCCGCTATAACAGGCGTATCGGTAATGGATCTGGTAGAAGAAATGACAATGTACTCATTAAAAAGTAAACGAATATTAAGTGACTTATCGCCATATTTTGTACGTGATTTGCGTATCAACAATATTTTATATGTAGGCCATAGAAATGCGGAAAGGCTTGGACCAACGTCTGGTGGTATAAATTTTGTTCGTGTTAAGACACGATTAAATGAAGATGTTTTTTCAGATTTGTCGGCAATCGCATACGCTCTTGATGTAAGAATTGCAAGAGCATGTGCGATATTAATTGAAGATGCACTACATTGCCAATATTTTTTAGACGGCTACATAAAACGATATTTAACATCTAACATTACAGATCATCAGCTTTTAGAGTTAAAGAAAATTTTTGAATATGTAAATCGTGAAGAAAATTTCAATGTTAGTTGGGCCGGCTTGTTATCTTATATAGTGAGGGAAGTAAAAGAGCCTATGAGGGATATAAAAGAAAAAGTGAGCGTTGTAATTAAAAATTGGCGAGAATAATTATATAGGGTGAAATTTGTTTGATGCTTACAAGTTCTTTTTATTCAATGTAAATTAAGGTATATTGGATATATATTGTATTTGTTTGTTATTTTAGGAGGAGTGTTTTAGATGGGGGCAAAGAATAAAGTAATAGCTGGAGATTATCAAGGGAAGAATATATTACATACATTTGGGATTGTATCAATCGCTACGAGTATTACGAAAACTATTGATTTAAATAAAGATTTAGTTGAAGAATATGAAGTAATTGATGAATCAAGTAGAAAAAGTGCAACAAGTGCAGTAGGTAGAGCATTTGTAGGTGGCGTTATTCTTGGCCCTGTAGGTTGGCTTGCTGGGTTGAGTGCAAAATCAAAAGGTGTTCATGTAGTTGCCATTCAATTTAAAGATGGCAAGAAAAGCTTAATCGAAATCAATGATAAAATCTATTCTTCATTGGTAAAGAAATTATTTTAAAAACCAAACCGCCTATGATGGGTGGTTTGGTTTTTTTGTACTTATTTGATATTTCATTTGGTATAAAACATTGCCTGAGACGATTCGAAATTTAATTTTATGGGTAACTACCTTACTCGAATCGTTTCACAAGCTATACTTTTTCTACGTATTCTTTCTTGGCAGTAATATATAGACCGCTTTTTGTTTTTAATCTATAAGTATTACCATTTTTAACGATATCTACGATTGTGAATACGTCACCTTTTTTTATTATCTCTATTTTCTTGGCTGAACTAAAATTAACGCCATTGTAAGCATTGCAGGTTTTTTTAATACGATATAAGCCAGTACCTTTTTTGTAGTACTCTTCTGTATTATTCGGCTTGCTAACTGTCGTAATTTCTTTTTCTACCCCATTTTTAATATCATTTTTAAATTGCGCTTCTGAAATCCCCATGCTTACAATATAACTGTAAGGATCTACATGTGTTGTTCCACCCAAGTTATTAGTAATCCATTTGTGTGTTTTAATTCCTTTGCCACTACCATCTAAAGCTACGGAAACACCTGCATCTATGGCTAGTTTTCGTAACAACCAAATATAAGATTTATAATCCTCTTTGAACTGTGCTTTATCTGATGTTCGTGCTAACTCAACCTGAGCGTAACAATGTGGATTTCCTTTTGGACCACAACCATATTGTAATTTACCTACTGGTGCAAGTTGAACAATACGTCCTCCTCCACCTACCCAGTGACTAACAAATGCATTGTTGTAGTTTCGTTTCATATATGATAATTCATTATCTAAAGCTTTTGAACTTGTGTTGTTTGGATTACCACTTTCATGTGCTATAACATAGCTTTTAGATGCCAGAGCTATAGATGGTAGACCTGCAATGATTTGATTTTCAATTTTATATGTCATATTAATTTTCCTTCCCTTCTGTTTTTGACTTCACCATAGATAATAATTCGGAAACAAAAGGTGGCATTGGTGCACCCATTTTTACGCCGTTTTCTGTAATTGAAATAAACTCAATTGCGATATAGGCAATTGCAATGCCGTCTCCTACATGTTCACTACCAAATAAAACTGATTCAACTAGATATACTGCAGCGATAAGTATCAAAACATAAAGTTTACGAGCAAAACCAGTTGTTCCGATACGGCTATTAAGTTGCTTATTTACAAAGGCTGCAATCAATCCAGTTGCATAATCTAATGCCATTACTGCCAATAAAATTGTCACAGCTAGACCCACTCCATCGATTAAATAGCTAATTAAAAAACCCACTGTTCCAGTAATTGTTGCGATCCATTTTTCCATTCTTGCACCTCTTTTTCTGCATAATAAAAAGAGCACTCATATGAGCGCCCTTTGTTTTTGGATATAAAAATAACGCTAGCAATTATGCTGCGTTTACTGTGCTAATTCTTCTAAACCTTCATCCTTTAAAATTTCTTTCACTCGGTCTTTAAGGGTACTAGGAACATCTACATATTTGAATTTATTACGTATGATTTGAGATGCTAATAAAACTGCTGCCATATTCATTTCACCACCTTTAATTAAAATCCATATAGCTAACTTCTTTATCATTCGTAGACCTTTGTAATAATTTCAGTCACTGTATCTTCTAAAACTACTACTCGCTCATCCAATGTTTCTACGTTTTCAGGCTCTACATACACAGGCTCTACAGGTGGTGTGAACTCACCTGTTTTAGAATTATAATTCCAATGTTCTTGTACTTCGGGTTTATCTGTAATATCAACCAATACTATGTTAGGTGCAAATTCAGGCTTTTTATCAGATTCAAAAACCCAATGTGCTTTACCTTCATAAATTTGTGCAAATCTCATCTAATCACTCCCACCATTCTATTATCATCATTCCGTTACCTCCTGCGCCACCACCAGCACCTAAACCACCTTTACCTATTGTTACAGCAACAGAAGTGTTAGAGGTAACGCTTATAGGGTATTTTATTTTGAACTCACCCGCGCCACCGCCACCTCCGCTATAATTTTTGTATTCACTTGAATTACGACCGCCACCTCCGCTGCCGACACCACCTTTTGCAGAATGTCCAGCATTACCACCATAAATACCCGCGCCTCCTGTTCCTCCAGGCATCGAACCATCATTAGTGTTAGCACCGATAACGCCACGCCCACCACTACCACTATTACCTCCTCCGATTCCTCCATCACCACCGATAGCGCCACCGCCACCAGTTAACGAAAGTAGGTTACCAAAAGATGTAACACCACCAGCTTCAGCGGCAGCACCTGAAATACCAAAACCATGTTCTGACGAACCTCCACCACCGCCTGCACTAGCGGTTATATAAACCTCCGTTACTCCAGCAGGAACAGTCCAAGAGAATTTTCCAGCAACATCAAAAACTTTACTTCTCATAACTTTGAACGGTGATACAGGGTTATTGATTATTTTGTTTATATTAGTCGTATCCGTTTTAATGGCGTCCACAACTTGTTTTATTAAATCTTGCAAAACTTTCGTTGGTAATTGAATTTCTGGCATTATATTGTCACCTCGTTATATACAAAAATAAGACCATCTTTTGCAGCATTGGTCTTAAATCCGTACTCGTATGTTTTTTTGTCTGTTGCATCTGTAAATTGGTGTGGTGTTGCATCATCAACATGAGTTGTAAGATCATTTTTCACTTCATTTATTGCACCAGCTAATGTTTTATCATTTGTCTGCAAATCATCAATTTCGATATTGCCTTTTTTTAGATCTCCAACTGCAGCATCTATAATATCCATATTTTCATTCAAATCGGATATATTTACATAGTCCGTTAAATCAGGTTTTTTTAAATTTAACTTTTCGGTTTGTTTCATTACTCCACCTCATTCCATATTCTTAAATCATTCCATGACCTGTTGTTAATAGAACCCCACGTTTTTTCTTTCCAAAGCTCCCAAGGATTAAATGTAAATTTATAAGTCCAACCTAAATGTGCTGGAATAATGATTTCTAATGTTTTTTGTAGTCCTTCCATATTGTTAGGAATACCTATTGTTCCAACAAATTTAATCTCATATATACCGTCTATTTCAGTTGGATTTATTTCCACTTCGCCATTACTGTAAGCCGATGCAACTGACTTAATTGTGCCTTCGGTTGTTTGGTCAAAACTTGCTCTATTTCGAGCTGATATTTGTTCTCTTCTTTGGTCGTAACGTAGATTCAAATTCGATTTAATACCTAAATCACGTTCATAGATGGGTAAAGTTTCAACGGCTGTATCAATAAAAATATTTCTTTTAACAACTTCAATTTTCTGTTCAGTATTTCGGAATTCACGATCATAACCCGTTAATACTTCATTAAATATTTTCGATTTACGTTCGTATAATGGAAGGTATTTAAGCATGTCAGTTTTGTAATCACGTTTTGACACGACAATGTTTACAATCATTTCAGCTGCTGTTTGCATTACTGCAGGTGAATAATCCAGTCGTACACCTTGTGGTTTTAGTTCTGTTAATACATCATTAGTAGCGCCAGATTGATGTATAACGACTCCATTTGCTGTGACTTCTGATTGATTTTCCATAAGTGCCAATCTGAAACATTCCCACTGATGAGGTGTTAAATCACCCCATTTATGGACATTTACTTGGTCCCATCGTGATTCTTTGATAGCGTACATTCAATTCACCTCACCTACTTCAACCGAACGATCAGGTAGTTTTTTGGTATCTTATATTGACTTGAAACATCGATGGTTTTTATAAATTCTGCAGGTGCTTTAAATAATAAATTCCCTGCAGCTGCGTTATCAAATATTCCAATGTGAGTAATACTCCCCCATGATTCATTAGCAATAGGAAAAAGTACATCACCATTGTTTGATGTTTGGCCATCTGTAGGTTCGGTAAATGATGCTGTTTGACGTGAGTAGCTTGGTTGATTAATTTCTATTTCCCCATTAAATAATGCTACATGTGCAGATTTTAGATTGTCTTTTAACACTTTATTTTTCAAAAATACACTCATATGATTCATTCGTTAACACCTCCCATTGTGGCTATTTCTTCGTTCCCAATTAATATATTGGATGTACCATTGTTCACTAATAGATTCTGATAATCTAAAACTCCATCTGTATCGAGAATTACGCTTCCGATTTTGGCGATGCTAACAAATGTAGTTTTAAACGCAATTTCTTTTAGATACTTAATGGTGGATTTCTTAATGTTTTCTAAAACTAAAGATTCCGTATATCCATCTAACAAACTTAATGAGACAGAAATATTAATAGGAATATCTATTGCGCTTACAATCGTTACAGTAGCACCAAACGGCCTTTCTCTCTCAACGTGATTAAATACATCATCAATCAGTTCTTCATTTGCAGGTTGTCCATTACTGTTTATTACGATGACCTTTACAGTTAATGGTCCGTTCCAACGTGCTACACATCTTGCGTCACCAACGCCCGTAACCTCTTTCGCCCACTCTTCATAATGATACGCATTCCCTGCCTTTCCTGGCTTTTGAAGTTTGTCATAGTAACGTTGTCGTAATTCAGAGTCCGTTTCAGCCTCATAACCATTGGAAAACGGTCTAGGATTATAAACATTGACCAAGCCACTAATTGAAACAGGGAATTTATTTATTGAGTTTGCAGGAACATTACCGATTGTTCCAAATTGTTGGCATTCGACTAATACATAAATTAATCCAGTTTCGCCGATTATTTTTTCTTCAAGAAACACAAAGTTTAGTGTATCTGTTCCTACCAAATCGCCTTTAATAATTTTTGCACCTGCAGAACCCGATATAATAACAGTGTCCGAAGATTTAGTGGCCAGTTTTCTTTTTATACCAGTTCGTTGAAATACAAAGCGTGCTAGTTCATCTCCGCTTAAATTTTCCACATCTAATTTACTTTCCACGGCACTAATTTCTTTTTGTGTTCTTTCAAATTCAATTGCACCAGGCTTATTTGCATCATAAATAAATTCGCCAGCGCTTTTGTCATATTCATCATTTACATTAGACATCATTCGACTATGAATTTCTTTAGCGTTCTCCAATTAGTAATCCACCTCCGTTTCAAAAGAGCCTTCAACTGTAGTTACAGTGAATTTTATCCTCATCCATTTTCCATCACGTTCAAAGGACCATTCATCTACGCTTTCAATGTGAGTATGTAGTAGCAAAGATGCGGTAACTTCTCGTTTTATTTCAGCTTCAATAAATGCTCTAGGAAGATTAGATCCAATTAATTCTTCTAAAGTTACACCATATTCCACGTTTTCGTATATTTTAAAGCGAAATTGCTCGGTCTTTAAAACTTTTAAAATCCATTGTTTTAACACTTCTATCCCATGTATCTCTACCATTTTTCCATTTAAAATAACAAAATCACCTTTTTTAAAATCAAACAAAAAAGACTTCCCGATAGGCGGGAGGTCTTCGATAATCTCTTCTGTGCTCATTTCTAATTCAGTTATTTTAGGTAGCATTATTCAAACCTCACCGCCTTATCTATAACAAAATAAAGCTGTTGGTCCATTGTAGGCATAAGAATTAATTCATCGTCTTTTTTAATCGTGTCAGTCATTGTTATTTTTATTTTTGCTTCATAATTGGTATCAATATTCACAGTTTCTACACCGTGAGAATGAGCGTTTGCAACTGTAGTTTGTCCAGCGTTTGATTGAGTAAATCTAAGCTCACCTTCAATATCAGCTTCACGATAATATTCTTTTAACATATGAGCCGAAAAAATTAGATTCTCTTTAGATAAAACAACGACATCATTCAATTTTATTGTTATTTCTGGTGGTGGCGTGATAACTATGCCAGTTGTAATAGATGATGGCGTTTTGTTATCACGATCTTTAAACATTTTCGCAAATTCTGTTAGTCCGTCATCAGGCATTTTACCTTCCCTCCAACCCTAATGTCATTTTATGAATACCACCGTTTATGGTGTGTTCTACATCCTTGATTAAATAAATACCACTAATACCAGTAATGGGTTCTTTCACTTTAAATAATCTTCCAGCACGTACTTTGTCATCACCTGGTAACTCGATACTCGTCTCTTCTATCACTTTAGACAATTCATTTAGTTCGTTTTGTGCAATTTTTGCTGCAGACAATTTCTCTTTTTCATCGAGCTTTATGACCTTTTGTAACTTACCGAATGCATTGACCATCGATGTATCCGATTTTTCAAGCACCAATTTATCTTTTGAATTTACAACTTGGATAGAGTTAATCATGTCTGAAATACTTCGTTTACGAGTCGGATTAGAAATAGCAGAAGTAGCATTATATTCTTTTCCACCTTTATAAAGTTGAAATGAACATGTGATTGTTAAATCAGTTTGCTTTTCAATGTAAAGCTTTCCTTGTCGCATTTCCATGAGGTATTTAACCCCTTGGTCTCTTCTGGCCATCTTAATTATTTTTTTAATAATTTCACTGACTTTTTCGTCATTGAAAATTTTATCGATTTTAGTTGGCATTGAATCTATTTTTCCAATAGGAATGCCAAAGTCATTTAATATCTTGCTGATTGCTTGATCTGCAGGCATTTTATTAAATTGATAAACAGCATTCGATTTATTTAAATAAAATGCATAATCGAATGCTGTATAACCAATTGGACTTCTTCCATTTTTGTTTTCTTCTACAATTATGGCTCTAGTAATTTCTTTGTTTTTATTTTTCAAAATAACAATATCCCCTAAATCACAAGGATTTTCAGGGAAATGCTTTGCATCATTAAATGCAATATTAAATGATATTTCTTCACCTAATTCATCTTTGTTGCTACGTCTATTGATAGTTCCGATTAAAGGTGTAATATCAATCATTTTTGATTTCTTTACCAACCATAGTTCATGAGCCATATCTACACCCTCTTTGTCTTTAATTTAATTTCTTTAAACTCTGATAAAGAAAGAGAATAATAGATGTCTCCTGAGCCATCTTGTGGACCATATTCAAAGTTATCAATAAGAATCAACATATTAATTGGTGTGTTTGTTATAACTAATCTAATTGGAATTCTTTTGTCACGCCATGATTCAAACAACTCAACATATTCCCAACCTTTATATTTTTTACTTCTTGCAAAACTATAAGTTTTCTTTGGAAAAAAAGTACTAAAAGTAATTGTTTTTAAGCCACGTTGACCTATTAACGCAATATCACCTTGACTGATTGTTGTATAAATTTCGTTATTAAATGGGCTTTGAATTTTAAATTCAGATGGAACAATAGGAAGTTGAACAACTTTTTTTCTGTTATTTTCACTAAAGAACATATCCATTAATTCAACCTCCTACATGTTGGCCATTCTTAATTTTAGTAAAGGTATAAATTCATTTATAATTTCTTCTGATGTTTTATTTGAGCCATTAATATGGATATTTTCTATTACAATACTTTGGCTTTCTGACCTAGCCATTTGTATACTTTTATCGTGAGGATATACACGTGAGCCGGATGGAAGATCAACAATTTCTCCACCACGTTCGTTAATTTGTGCAATACCACCTGGTGCATAGTTTGTACCTTTAGCAAAGCCAGGAATGACCGCTTTTGCTACTTTACCAACTGCGCCACCAATAGATGGTAGGCTAAAACTTGGCATTTTAAAATTTGAAAGAGCACTTTTAAAGCTTTCCCATTTATTCATTAAGCTGTCAAAAAAGCTCATGATCGGCTGAAGTGATGAAGTAACGCTATCTTTTATTCCTGAGAATTTCTCTTTTAACCAAGACCAAAGTTCTCCGGCTTTTTCCTTAACTGTATCCCAGTTTTGCCATAATAGGACTCCTGCAGTTACAACTGCACCAATAGCAATTGCTACCCAACCAAGAGGCGAAACTGCTAGCGTTCCATTTAATATTCCAGCTGCTATTGATGTTGCAGTTGTAACGCCTTTCCAAATGTTTTGCGCTGCAGTGACAGCAATGACGCCAATCTTAAATGCAGCAATTGATGTTGTAACTCCTGCAACAACTGGACCAATGGCTGACCAATTACTTGATATAAAGTTATAAAAATCTGTTGCTTTGTCTACAGCAAAGCCGATACCATCTTTTATAGCAGGGAATCCAGTAGATGTCATCCAATCAATTCCCGGTTTTGCAGATGTGTACATATTTACAAGGTTATCTTTTAACTGACCTACTTTTTCTACAGCGATTGTTACACCAGATGCAATTTTTGAACCTATTGCCTCAAATGTTCCATTTTCCGAGAGTGTAGACATATAATCACTTAAGCCCATAGCCTTGTCCTTTAAAGTATCGAATAAGCCACCTTTTACAATATCCCCACTAGCAGAAATGCCAGCCATTGTAGCTAAACCAGTTTTCCATGTACCAGTTATGTTTGAGACTATACCTTTAAAGGTTTTTGATTGCATGTCCATACCGCCTTTAAAACGGTCATTCATTAGTCCAAACAGGGCATCGTTAAATTTCTTTTGGTCGACAATTTGCCCTTTATTGTTAATTACAGTCTGATTTTTAAACATCTTCCCTGCTTTTTTCTCAATCATTGCTTTTGTAATACCGAATTCCTTCATTCGTTCTAATTCACCAGTTTGAGCATCAGCAACGGCTTCTACGGCTTGCATGACATCTTTACCCATAACACCGGCCATATCTCCGATTGTAGGAAGTACTTTTTGAGCTTTTAGTCCATAGCTTTGCAAGCGAACTGTAGCTTCAACAACAGAATCTGTTTCAAATGGTGTTTTATTTGCAAAATCAGTTGCCCATGCCATTGTTTTGGCTGCTTTCTTTTGATCACCCATAACTACATTTAATGTAGCTCGGTAGCTTTCTAATCCTGCGGCTGCATTTACTGCTTCAGTAGTTAAATTTTTCATAAAACTAAATCCAACATAAGTTGCTGCCAATCCTGCAATTCCCTTTGCAACATTTGCAAAACTAGCTGTGGCTGCTCTGCTAAATTGCCGTACTTGATTACTACTCTGTCTTAACCGTCTTTCAAAGTCCCTGGTACTACCAGCTGCTCTCTGTACACCACTTGCAAAGTTCCTATCACGTAATGTTAAAACTGCGGATATAACACGTTGCCCGGCCATATTTCCACCACCTAAAAAAAAGAAGAAAAAACTAAGTAGTTCCCCACTTTGCTTTTTCTTCTTCAAAATATAAATCCATACTCGCTTGCATGAACAGTCTTTCATCTTCCATTACGTTTAGCGAGTAATCAAGTGTAATTCCTTTTTGTAAAAAGTGATGATACATATAAAATTCATCATCACTTTTAATTAGTTTTTTAGGTCTTTCACCCTTGAGACATTAGTTCCATAACCTGCTAGCATCATAATTTCTTGTGCCAGGGCTGCTATCTCACCTACTTCAAATATTTTAGAAACAATATCGGTTGGTTCTATGCACCCATAAGCATCCCGTAGTTCTTTGTCTTTTAGATTTGGCTCTACCACAGTATTATAGATTAAATAAGGATCACCTTCGCCTTCAGTCTCATTATCACGAGACATGGTTATTGCTTCAATGCAAAGTGATCTCTCCGGTTTACGTACAGTAATAGTTGCCCCTAGTCGTTCGATAAAAATTTCATCTTTTTCATTGTCTTTCACTTGATATTTTTCTTTCTCCTTTATCAATTCGGTTAAAGTGATTTTTTTCTTCGTAGTTTGTGTCATTTTTCTCATTCTCCTTTTTTATGCTGGGATTAAATCAATTGGATCATAGTCTGCAAAGTTGAACGGTAACTCTTCTGTGCCGAGTGTTTTTTGTTCAAATTTCATTAACATAAATTCATTAAATGTTACTTCTTCAATCGAAACTCGCTCAGAACCAAATGCATCTGGATCTGCAAGTTTACCTACCAAGTTAATGTCTGGCAAAGTGCCTTTTTTAACAGCGTTAGCCATAAGTGATGCTCCACGACTGTATATTTTTTTAACAGTCATTGAGCCTTCACCAGCCCAACCAGTCATTTTTTTATGAGTTGCCAAATCTTCTGGCATGTTGACATCTTCATAATTGATGGTTACTTTAGCTTCAAAGCTTTCGACATCTAGCCACTTGTCTCCATTTACCCACACACTTCCGAAAGTGCCGTTTATGACTTTATTACTTTTTACTTTCGACATTATTTAACCCCCTTATTAGATAGCAATATCAAAGTCTAAGTCTTCCATCGCATCAACGATTTTGATTTTCCCACCTAAGAAAACATTTTTCTTAAACGATGTTTCTTTTACTAATTGGTCATCCCATGCACTTGTATCAGTACCAATTGATTCCCAAGCTAACCGCTGTTTCACTACATTAATTTCAGCTTTATTGGTCGAACTAGGATCAAGAATTTCATCATTGGATAAACCTGTGAAATAAGCATTGACGGACCGAATGAACAACACTTGGTTGTCATAGATGTTATTGACCTTACCTACATATTCTTTGTCGAATGTTGTTCTAATATCATCTTTAATTAAATCCTGTACTTCCATTACTCTAATGGATTTAAAGTCTTCAGTTTTTTTAATAGTAGTGGTTGTTAAACTATTTACTCCTCGGCCAATTTTGATGTTTTCACCGTCATTAATTAATATTAATTCACCATCATCCACTGCTTTATCTGGATCTTCAATTTCTGTAATTGAATCTACTTCTGGTAATTCGTAATAAGTTGCTGAACGTGTGAAAGGTAAACCAGCAATAATTCCAGCTATACGAGCTGTATATTCTGCTGTTGTATATTCTTTTTCACCTACTTTAATCCCAGTAGTAGTGAAATTAATAATGCTTTCATGATCAGCGACTGCATTAGGTAATACTGCTTTAAAAGTTTTTTTTCCATTATCATATTTAGATTTAATCCAACTAAAGATAATCGATGTGTCTTTTGCTTCAATCTGTGGAATTGCTAAATAGTTAAAACGTTTATTATTTAAGCGTTTTAATGCGTCATTGTAATCTAATGCGGTTGTTGCTAAGCGTTCTACAATGATTTTACTTGGTGTACCTAAGAACGTTCTTTGAATGTAATCTAGGTTATTCGGCGACCAATCCGCCGTTTTTACTTCTTCCACACTTTTATAAATAACTGTATCGAAAGTTCCGATATCATCTTTTAAAATTAATGTGACTATACCCAATTCACTTCGCTTTACGGCAGTTACTGCTTTGCCAGCAAACTCAATATTAATTTCTGGTAATCCCACGCTATCACTCCTGTTCAATATCTAATTCAGCCATTAATTCGACTGGATATTTCTCATAAAAATCTTTATCCTTATTTTCATCAATCCATTCTTTTTCTATTTCGTAATCACGTGCTTCATAAAACGCAATGTCAAAAGAAAAACTTAACACGCCATCAGTCATTACTGCTTTCGCATCATCAACATTGAAAAATCGATTAAGTACTTTTAATTTCATTTCAAAGGCAGTCTCTAATTGTTCTTGAATATCTAAAACCTCAATCGCATAATCATAACGATCAGTGGGGAAATAATAGATCTGTACAGTCAAAGATTTATGCACCTGGCTTAAATCACCCGAACGTTCATTATTTTCAAGTCCAACAAAAAAAGAAGGTCTATTGAAACCTTCTGTAACGTCTCGACTATTTATTTCGATGTTGTCAAATTTACTTTTTATCCTTTGATTAATAGCTTTTTTTATATCTTTATAAGTAATCATAAATCACCGCTATCCAATAATTCATCTAACCAAGTAGACAACATATTATCAAATGTTCCACTACTCTCAAACTGCCCCATGCCTTGTTCCATAACTTTTTTACCTGGTACAAAACCAATTTCATGGCCATCTTTTGTGACTTGTCTATGACCATATTCAATTAAATGGCCATGTGGGGCGCTATTAATTACACGAACAACAATCTGTCCTTCAGCGTCTTTAAAAACCCTGCCACGCTTAAATTTCTTGTGATAGTTACCAGAATCTTTTTTAACTTTACTACGAGCATGTTTAGCTACTTGTGTACGTGCTTTGCTACCAATTTTCCGCATGATTTTATAAGTTTCTCTAGGTAATCGCCGTTGGGCAACGTCTAGTAAATCCCTTTGAAATTCTGATAATCCTTCAATCTCCATACTTATTAGTCCAACTCCTGACAAAAAATCTCTAATTTTTCATTTTTGAAATATGGATTAAGAATAAACTTAATTTCAAAACGATGATTACGGAAAAAGATTTGCATATCTTTGGTGATATCTTTACCAGAGCTATATCGAACAATAATTTTATGAGTGACATTAGTTAAAATCGTGTCTGCCTGTTGTTTTATAAGACTGCCTGTTTGTGGTACGACTTCAGCATATATAGATTTTATTTTAGTAAACTTGTAAGATGTTTCTTCAAGTTCATTTGTTATCTTCTTATTTCCATGAATATCAATCATATGTCTAAGTCGATTAGTTTGGTGTTTCGGAATCTGCATACACCTCCTGAACAAAAAAAGGAGTCAAAGCATCAAGTGCTTCGCCAAGCTCTTTTTCTGCCACACGATATTCAAAGAAAATACCTGCAGTCATAATCACTAGCCATTCTGTTTGTTTGCCAGTTGCGTTTTGAACGTATGTTTTAGCCTGTTCAATATATAAGGACAACATAGATGAATCCATGTCGTCCTCAATGTGCAGATGTTTTTTTAATTTTTCAATAAGTTCATCGTTCATAGGATTAGCCTCCTACCGATGCTGTTTTACCTACCTCATAGCGATATACGGCTGGCTCAAATGGTGAGTAAATTAATTGGCCATCTAATAAGTTGTAGATTTGGAATCCAACTTTGTTTGTTCCTGAGAACTTTTCGATTAACTTTTGCATTTCTAAAGAACCAATAACATCTTGAATATGGAATGCTGAAAAATCGCCGAAATAGAATACGGGTGTTGTGTGATCGTCTTCTGTTTTGTTTGCTGCATCTGTAAAATCTAATTTGTGGCCTAGTAATGTGTAACCTACACCTTCTTTAGCTTCGTGTAATAATGGACGACCAGTAGTATCAGTCATGCCTTCTAATACTGTTAATGCAGCACGATTGATCATCCACATTGATTTCTTAAGAATCGCTGTTACTGGCTGACCTTTCATTTTTACTAACTCATGATATAAAACCTGAGAGTAGCCATCTACAGTCAAATCCACTTTCTTGCTTTCGTGGTAAGCCACAGCTTTTTTTGCTAAAGCCCCAGGGTTTTCATTAGCTACATCATCGCCTCGGAACATGTAGTTAATTTCTTTTTCTACATATGCCTTTTTAAGCTCTTCGACAACAATTTCTTCAATATTTACACCAGACATTTTTAACAGTTTTTTAGTAACTGTTGCAAGTGCATCAAATTCTGCTGGATCAAGTAAAATTTCATCAAATTCAATGCTTGAATCTGAAATTTCAGATGTGCGTTCTTTTTTGTTTACATTCGCTTTTGCTTTTTTGACAAGTACAGGATATTTGACGTTTCCAGACGTTTGATGAATAGATCCGTATTTTCGCAATAGATTTTCTTCTTGAGCATAAGTAATCACTTCTGAAGCAATTACATCTGGAACTGTTACTGATCCATTGCCAACTTCGATACCAAGTGAACGTGCTTCAGTTTCTGTGATATTTCCTACTACGAAATTAGCAAAAGCTGAACGGATTTCTTTTTCTTTTGTTTTAGTAGACTTATGGCCTCGAGTAGAAAGACCTTTACCAATCTGTGTCATGATTCCGTCACGCTGCTCTGAAGAAATTCCAGCAGAGCGTTGTCCACCTTCGCCTTCTCCTTCACCGGAGCCTTCATCACCTTCTGGATCACCGTCACGACCTTCGCCTTCCCCAGATGAAGATTCTGAACCTTCACCGCTTCCTTCGCCACCTTCATCATCGTTAGATAATTCATCAGCAACTTCTTGCAATTGTTCAACCAGGTCTTGTACTTCTTGTTGAACAGCTTCTAAATCTGCTTCACGGACCTCATTTCTTTCTAATTGCCCACGTAATTCTGTTAATCGTTGGTTGTTACGTTGCTGTAAAGCTAATAATAGTTTTTTATTCATTCCCCAAAACTCCCTTAATTTGATTTAGTATTTTTATTCGTTTTTCTACTGATTCGTCAATCTCTTTACTTCTTACTACAGCTGCCTCCGTATCGTCATATGCGGGTATTGAAACTACAGAAATTTCATAGAGATCAGCCTCGACCACGGTTCTTAATGCCGGTTCAACGGAATAATCCCATTTTTCTGCAGATGCAATAAACCCAAATGAACATTGATCAATATCTTTACGTTCCATACTTTCTGCTAGATCACGTGCTGCAGTAGTATTGGGCAAATCGACTTCAAACTTCAAACCACGTTCATCTTCTATCAATCGCAATGTACCGCTTCTTGTACGTCCCAAAACTTTATCCCAGTTATGATTAAACAATGCCCTCACATCATTTTCAGCAAGTGAGCGAGCAAATGCCCCTGGTGCAATTACTTCTTCAAAATAATCACCAATCGATGTTTTAGAATTGAAAACTGAAGCATAACCACTAATCATTGCAGGTTGATCATCTGTTCCAGACCTTTTAGCAATATTGGTGATATCAAACGTCCGTAATTCCTTTTTCGTCACCTTCATCACCTCCTTCCAAACTGTCAGCTGTAGCTTTCTTTTCTCCGATTTTTGAAAGGTCGTTAGAAATGTAAATTGCTTGTGATTCTGGAGTATTTTGTTTCGGGAATCCAAGCATTTCAGCCACGTTATCCGGGTTTGTAATACCTGTACGAACAATGTTGTAACCTATATTTGTTTTTGTGCTGTACGTTACAAAATCAAGAATATTAACCTTGAACTTGATACGCTTTTTCGAATTTTTTCCGAAAAAAAGAAGACTCAAATGGTCTTCTAAATTACACATAATTGGTTTTGCTGCTTTATTGTATAAATACATCATAGCCTTCTCTAAATCACTTTTTATGAGCGCCTGGTATGTATCTACGTTGATGTTTAAATACTTTCCTAAGTCTTTTTTGTATACGTTTAGATAAGCAAGAATTTTTTCATCATCTATAGGCGATTCCATCGTCTCGATTTCATAACCTTTACCAAGAGGAATCATTTTTACGCTTCGACTCTCATCGATATCCTCTAACTGATTCAAGATAGCTTTAATCAATTTCGACTGTGCAGCGTTTTGTGGGTTGATATTAGCGTCTAGCTTCAACAGAAAGGCTAGTAAGCCACCTTTCTTATATTTCTCCGTTAAAACCTTCTCGGCGCTCATAACGCCTTCTAGCGTGTTTTTACCGAGTTCCAACAAACCAGAGCCTTTAAGATGATTCACACCAATATTTTTAATATGACGTATCATAAATGACGGTATCTCAGTACCGTTGATTTTAAAGTGTTCAATCAATCTATCATCCAACTCTGTATATACGTTTCTTGCGATGTGTATTTGGTCTCCGTCTAATACAGGGAATACTTCACCTGATAATAAATAAGTATTTGTCATTAATTTTAGAAACTCTGACCTTGTAAGATAATCATTAGGCTGTTGCAATATTCTTAGAGCAAGATCATTTTTGATTTCTTCGCCATTTTCATTTTCTACAACGATATCTGCAAGCATGATTTGATTGCTGATATCTTGCAAAAGCTCATAAACATCTGACGATTCGAGAATATTCTCGTCATTTACGTAACGACCACTATATCGAAGGGTGTTTGCAAATCCATCTTCAATCCACCCTCGCTGCTCAACCTGTCGAAGTAAAAAGTTTGAGAACCTATTGCGTAATCCCATCTACTCACCTCCTATCTATAAATCTCACCAATTAATTCATCCAAACCATTTTCACCTATATCATCCATTTGCATCATTGTTTCTTTATGAGCTACTAAGAACGCTACATATCCGTCAATTTTCTTCTTGGATTGGCGTTTAGAAGGGCCCTTCATACCGTTCACATTTGTAATTACTACTAGGTTCAATGCACAATAAATAAATAGTGGATTATCCGTGAATAATTTATTTTCATAAACTAATCTCTCAGCATCATCCACCATGGCATTCATTACCTGCGGATACTGATTAACAACTATACATTCAAGTCCTAAGTTCTCACATTTTTCAACGAGTTTTTGAGACATGGCAGGGTCATAGTTTAATTGCTGCACGTCATACAAAGCCATGCATTCAACAATATAATCAAGAACTTGGTCTTGATCTATCATCTTTCCATCGCAAAATGTAACGAACCCCTTCTCAGCCAAATCAGTATATGGCACATTGTCCTCTTTTTCCCTAAACTCAATATCTTCATTGGGAATAAAATACATTTGTTTAACTTTAAGAATGGATTTACCTTCCTCATTAAACGTTGGAAAATTTAGACTGACACAAGTTAAATCTGTTGTTTTCGATAAGTCCAACCCCAGATAACAGGTCTCACCTGATAAATCTCCTAAATCATCTACGAGAATGTGTTCTACTTGTCCTTGCTCAAAAAAGTTCTCTGCCCCATTAACGAATACATTCAAATGCTTTGATAAAAATTCTGCTTTTTTATGTGCTGAACGTGCAGCTGAAATAAATTCAATTTCCAAAGCACTCATTGTTACGGATACACCGATATTTGGGTTAACCATTTCCCATACTTCACGGTCCGTCCAATCGTATCCTTTATTTGGTTCATAAATCATGACAAAATTTGTGTCGTTATCATCATTTTTTAATACTTCTTTTGCTTCACGATACACACGCATTCCAACTGATGAAGACCCTTTACCAGCTGTAGAAATATTAAACATGAGTGGTGCTTCACGTGCTATCTGTGCTGATTTAAAGTTATCATACTGGTCCATATTAACTTGTGCGTGTAACTCATCATTCAAAACGAAATGAGGATTTGAACCCTCAATTGATTGAATGTTTTTGGACATTACAATGAATTGATTTTGATAGGCCAAATCCTCATGGATATAATCATATGTGACACTCGAAATCGTTCCCTTTGGACCTTTAAAAATATGTGAAGAATTCATTAGTACTTCATTATTTAATATAGTTGCTGCAAAAGGTTTGGCAGCGTATTGAGCCTGATTAAAGTCACTAGCACAACAATAACAATCGGCGCTTAATACACCTTCACCGTACATTGCATACCCTAATCCACCAACAGCTATTAAAGTCTTGCCGTTTTTTTTCGGAACTTGGATATAACATTCACGAATAACACGTACTATTTTGTCATCCTCATTTTTATGGACCCAACCATAAATATTTGAGTATGCGAATTTTTCCCAGTCTTCTAAAATAAAAGGCTGACCTGCCATACTACCTTTTGTATGACGGACAAACGTTTCTACCCAATCCATCATTTCGTTTGCACGGTCCACATCAAACCAAATATCTTTTCTCTTTTTCCACTTATAATACCTAGTGACCATATCCCTTATAGTTTTAGGATATTTTTCAGGGTATTTCCTTACTTGTTTTGCGTAAATGTCAGCATAGTTAACGCCTTGCTCAATAGCCACATACGTCCACCACCTTACGATTTACGCCATTTATTTCGATGTGCTGCCAATTCATCCACAACAGCTTTAGGTCTTTCCAATTCTTCATCTTTACGAACTGATGAACCTCCTGTAACAATTTTTCCGGCTTTCGCTTTGTTTGTTAAACCAAGGAAATCTAATGCTTTGGTTTTTTTATCAGACCATGTTTCAACCTGTTGAGCTAACGGATGTTTAGAATTATTAGTTGCACCAGCTTTATTTGTATGTCGCTGTGTTACTGGAAATCCTTTTTCTTTCCATTCCATGTACATCGTCTGATAAATTTCAAAAATATCCAAATATGATTCAATCAATGGATCAAGAGTGAGTGTGTAAATTTCAGCATCACGCATTATTTTTAAAATGCGTATTTTTTCACTCTCTGTTTTCTTCGCAACCATTTGCTGCCTCTGCTTTTTTGTTGTCAATTTACACACCCCCCCTTTATTTTTTGTTTTTTCGTCTAACGAATGAAATTGGACTGGTAACCGGTCTTCGTGAATTAAAGAATTTTTTATTTTTGATAGGGGGGCTTAGTTAAAATAATTAGCAAAAACATTTTCTTTTTGTTCTTCGTTCTCTTCGATAGCATGGCATTCAGGACACAATAGCTTCAGATTATTTGGCTCTAGCTTAAGTGTTGCGTTGCTCTTCACCTTAACGATGTGATGGACTTGGGCCATCTTGCCAAACACGAACCGGCCACATCTTTTGCAGCACCCTTTGTCTCTTTCATAAATGAATTGTCTCATCGACTTCCATTGCTTTGAATTATAGAACGACTTATTACTTTTATCATATAAGCTTTTCTTTACAGGCTTTTCTTTACTGCGCTTATGTTCTTCGCAATATGCGCCTTTGGTTATTTTGTTACCGCACCCATTGAAGTCACAGTATTTCATCTGGCTCTCATATCTTCATTTTTTTTATACACAGTAATACCAAATAATTTATAAGTGGTAACCTTATCAAATCCAAATCTTTCTACTGTTTTTTCAAACATTATTTTTCACCTGGCTTTCCAGTGATACGTTCAATCACTAATTCTCTTTTTGTCATTGATTTAGGAATATCAATTCCTTGTTCCTCGGCGAACGCTTTTAATTCCTTAACAGACATATCTTTAAATTCATCTGCAGGATCTGTGTTAACTGGTTGTTTATCTCCTTCTGGATTCACTGCACCACCTACTGGTAATTCTGTGATTGCAGGCGTTTCTACTTTTTCTGAACTAAAGGTTACCAATATAGTTTTCTTATTCTCTATATCCCAAAACTCCGTACCTGTCGGTGTTTGACGGATTTTTCTTAACATTTCTTTTGTCATTGCTACTCCTCCTCATTTCATTAGACTTATGCAAACCTATGAATGATTTCATTTGCTTGAATAAGTCCACTCCATTCCAATTTAGAAACTCACGCTATAGACTTTCGTTTCTGTGCCTATAGCATGGTTTCAAGGAGGAGTTAAAACGAGCTGTAAGGCATCACCCTTACACTATATATGGGCATCTGGACGTGATTTCCTTCTGACTGCACCATATGTAAGAAACTGTTGCACTAAAAAAACCTCCACAAATGGCTTTAATTCGCTATTTCTTTAATTTTTTTAATTTCACTGCACCAAATACTTTTTTATGTTTCATTCAAACACCTATTTTTATTGTCTAAGTAGCATTGTTGAGCTATTTCTACACATAAAAAAACAGCCCTTTTTCAAGGACTGTTTTCACTTATACATATTGGACATGTTTTTATCTAATAAATCCTGGTCAATCCCTATATAACGTAGGGTTGTGCTTTGTTCAGAATGGTTGAATAACGTCATAAGGGATCCAACATCATTAAACTTTTGATGATAGTGATAACCAAATGTTTTACGCATGGTATGGGTTCCAATATTATCTCTATATCCAATTGCTTTTGCTGCATCATTTAATATGCGGTATGCAGTGGATCTGTTAATATGCTGTTGTTTGCCTGTCTTTGTTCTTTGTCTACTTGGAAATAGGTACTCATTATCTTTTTTTCCTTTGGTGTACTCTTTAAATATTCTTTTTAATTGTGGCGTAATGATTACACGCTTGTATTTACTGGTTTTACGCTCTTTTATTTTTAAGTGTGATTCATTACGAACATCTTTAACACGTAAAGGTAAAATGTCTGATATGCGTATACCTATGTTTATACCAGTCATCCACATGACGTAATCACGCTCACAATCTTCTTTTAGGTATGAGGTGATTTCTTCTAGTTGTTCCTTATCTCGAATTGGCTCTACATATCTCATACAATCATCCACCCCTCTGCGGAAATTTTACGTTTACATCTGTCTAAAATCGTTTGAACTGAGGTTCTAGGCATTTGTAACATTCTCGCTATCTCATGTTGACTGAATTCATTAGCTGCAAGCATGAATACTTCTTTCTCTTTTGCGTTTAACACGCTAGCGATTTCTTTTGCGAGTCTGTTTTTTTCTTCAATAGACTCTTGATCTATTTCTGTTTCAAATGGCATTACTTGATTTTTATCTTGATTTCGTTGTAATCGGTCATTCTCGACAAGTATTTCCCTTTCATATCCTGCCCTTCTTGATATGTCCCGAACATTTGGTGGAATGTGTCCTGTATTAATACATTGAATCGCATAAGTAAGGCTTCCAATCATCGAATTGATAATTGTTATATCCTCTTTAAGACGCTCCACCAGCACAATGTTTCGATTTTTCGATGCTTGGTCATGCGCTGTAATCGTCTCTTTTAGTAATTTTCGAGTAGCTTTTCTTGTTGCTTTATATTCATCTAATAAATCTTTCATTGATTGGTAACACCGCCTTTGCTGAAATTAAAAAGACACTAAAAATCAGCAATCTTTTGCTAATCTTTAGTGTCCTCAGGCCCTTCCGTTTTGGACTTATTTAATTAACTTGATTAAATGTTCATCGACAAAATTTATTTTGTGGAATGTGCCTTTTTGTGTATGTATCAAGGTGTCTCCGTGACCAGGCAATTCTGCACTATAGCCCTCGTTTTCCACTCCGTCTAACACTATTACTTTAATAACACCCTTTTTTATTGGATATTTAGATAATTCATTTGAATCGATTTTATGAATTCTCTCATTCTGCAATTAATTCATCTCCTTATTCACTTTTTAATATCCTGTAGCTTGACGTTGCTTATTGATCTCGTATTTTTCCCAGTAGGCTTGTTCGATTTGTTCCCATGTGAAGCCTAGTTTGTGACCTAATTGCAAAATAGCTAACATCATGCGTGTAGCAAGGAATGTGTCGGGTTTACCTTTGTTTACTGATTCAAAAAATACCATCGTTTGTCGATATGCATAACCGAAGTACCAATCTTCATCTTGATATCCACTAAACGACATACATTTAGTTAAACTATACTTGTTCGCTTCGACATCGTTGCTGATAGATAATGTAAAATGGAGTACATCGACAAATTCTTTTAAAGCTAATTCATAATTATTTTTCTTATGGCTCCAGAACTTAAAAATCTCTGGTAGCTCGTTTGCTAACTCTCCAAACTCCGCTAGTAAAGCCAAGATCTTTTTAATCAAACGATTCTCGCCAGGCTCTGTTGGATGTTGCTGTTCAATATAATCATCAAGCTCTCTCTGAGCCTCAAATAATTTTTTTAGATTCATAGTTTGTCCTCCTTAATGTTCATCATTCACCTTTTAATTCAGCTAATTCAGCACGTAATTTTTTAATAGTGCCATTTCTTTTTCTCTGTGCTTCTATACGTTTTTCGTGGTAAATGGCAT